TCCCAACGCGAAAAGCCGCACTTCGGCTGATTTCTTAACCTTGCATGGGCTGCATGAGTAATCCGAAAAAGCCGACGCTAATCCGCGAGCTTGAAGGCAACCGATCGAAACGCCCGATCCGCAAGGACGAGCTGCGTGGCGTTGGCCGTCCGCAGCCGCCCGCGCACCTGACGGCCGAGCAGCGCGATCGATGGCAGGACGTGGTGGGTTCGCTGCCGGATGGCCTGCTGTGCGCGGCGGATGTCTCGACGTTAGAGCGGATGGCGGTGGCGTGGGCCGAGTTCCGGCAGGCGCAGATCGCGATCAATCAGAGCGGCTTGCTGACGCGCGGCCAGCATGGCGAGATCCGCAATCCGTTGCTGACCGTGCGCCGGCATGCGGCGGCGCAGATGCATGAATGCGGCTTCCTGCTCGGCCTATCGCCCGCGGCGCGCGCTAGGCTGACGGCGCCCGAGAGCGTTGAGGAAGACGCCCTGGCGGTGCTGCTGGGGCCGCATGGCAAGGCGTGGAGCGATGAACGACCGCTTGCAAATTGAATACGTCGCCTGTGAGCGCAACGCGCGCACGCAGGCCGCCTAGGCTCTCGCGCGAGCAGCGCGAGCTTTACGAACGCTTCGAGGTGCCGCGTCAGGATTGGGGGCACACGTCGGGAGCGGTGATCGCATTCGCGCACATGCTCGTCGTGCCGGCCGGGACGCACATCAATACGCCGCTGCGGCTGCGGCCGTTCCAGATCAAGTTCATTCGCGCGGTATACAACTCGTGCGATCCGAAGACCAATAAGCGGTTGGTTAAGCAGGCGTTGCTCTCGGTGGCGCGGCGCAACGGCAAGACGCTGCTGGCGGGCGTGCTCGTGCTCGCGCACCTCGCGGGCCCCTGCAAGCGACCAAATGCGACCATCGTTTCCGCGGCAACGACGCGCGCGCAGGCCTCGCTGGTCTTTCGCTTCGTCGCCGACATGATCCGCGTCAATGCCTCACTGCGAAAGCGTCTCAAGGTGATCGACTCGGTTAAGCGCATCGTGCATCGCGAAGATGGCTCCTACTATGCTGCGGTCTCGGCCGAAGCCGGCGGGCAGTTCGGCATGGGGCTGGACTTCGTCTGCTACGACGAGCTGGCGCAGGCGAAGAGCCGCTCGCTTTACGATGCGCTGATGACGTCGCTCGGTTCCCAGCCCGAGCCGCTCATGATGATCATCTCGACGCAGGCGCCGTCCGACCAGCATCTGTTGTCCGAGCTGATCGACTACGGCGAGCGCGTCAACGCGGGAATCATCGAGGACGAGAGCTTCGTGAGCCACGTCTATTCGGTGCCGCGCGAGGCCGACATCACCGACCCGCGCGAATGGAAAAAGGCCAACCCTGGGCTCGGCGACTATCGCGATCTCGGCGAGCTGCGCAGCGCGGTCATGCGTGCGGTCAAGGTGCCGTCGCTCGAAAGCTCGGTGCGCGTGCTCTACCTCAACCAGCGCGTCCACGCCGAAGCGCCGTTCCTCTCGCCCTCGATTTACGATGCCTGCGCAGCGCCGATCCACCCGGAAATTTTCAGCGACGGCCGGCCTGTCTGCGGTGGCATCGATCTTTCGGCCCGCACCGATCTCACCGCGCTCGTGCTGGCGGCCGAGGCTGATGACGGCGTGGTCGAGTTGATGCCGTTCGCCTGGACGCCGGGCGACACGCTCAAGCAGCGCGGCGACCGCGACCGCGCGTCATACGAGGCCTGGGTGCGCGACGGTCATCTGCTCGCGGTGCCGGGGACCAGCATCGACTATGCGTGGGTGGCGCAAACGCTCGCGGAGGTCACCGCCGAAATGGCGATCACGCGCATCAACTATGACCGCTGGCGCATTGCGCTGTTGCGCCAGACGCTCGCGCAGATCGGCGTCGCGCCGCCGCTCGTCGAGTGCGGCCAGGGCTTCAAGGACATGAGCCCTTGCGTCGAGGCGTTCGAGGAGCTCGCGCTCGCCGGTAAGGTGCGGCACGGCGCTCATCCGGTGATGCGCTGGTGCTTCGCCAATAGCGTTATCGCTCGCGATCCGGCGGGCAATCGCAAGCTCGACAAGGCCAAGTCTTACGGCCGCATCGACCTCGCCGTCGCCGCCGTGATGGCGATCGGCGCCATGAAAGCCTCGAGCGCGCCGGTCGTCGAGATCGCCGCAATGGTCGCTTAAAGCCAGGGTCCGTCCCATGAAATACGCAACGCGTGCGGCGCCGGCACCCACCGGCGAGCCGGATAAATTCGTTCTGTCCGATGCCAGCGTCGACCGCGTCGGCGACGTCATTGAGCAGAATTGGGATCTGGCAAACTTTGGCCGCAACCCGATTGCGCTGTTCAACCACGACCGCAATCAGATCGTCGGCGAGTGGGCCGACGTGAAGGTCGAGGCCAACAGGCTCACCGGCAAGCTCGTCCTCGCCGACGAAGGGACCAATCCGCTCGTCGACAGCATCCGCCGCCTGCGCTCGCAGGGCATTCTGCGCGCAGTGTCGGTCGGGTTCATTCCGCTCCGGCAAGAGCCGCTCACTGCCGATGCCAGCGAATACTTCGGCCCGTTTCGTTACCTCAAGTCCGAGCTGATCGAGGCATCGCTGGTCTCGGTACCGGCGAATCCGAATGCCGTGCAGCTCGCGCGGTCGCTCAATCTACAGCCCGAGATCATCGCCACCCTCTTCCGCGTGAACGCATCCGAAGACATGGCGCCTGCTCTCGTGCCTAACCGGCGTGTAAGCCAAATCCCTCGCAGCATCGCGAGTTCAGTCATGAGATTGCAAGGAACCCTGGGTCAGAGAATCCAGACCGCACAACAAAACCTTATCGCGCTCACCGGACGGCTCAAGGAGCTCTCCGAACAGGAACAGCAGACCGAGGAGGAGGCGCGTCGCGCTTCCGAGATCCCCACGGAAATGACCGCGGCCGAAACCACGCTCAACGACCTGCTCGCACAGGAGCGCGCGCTTGGCCGCCGCAATGGCAGCGTGGCCGCTACGCCCCGCGCGCCCGATCCGGCCGCCAGCGAACAGCGGACGGCATCGGGCACCGAGGTCACGGTGTATCGCGGCGAGGGCACCGAGCCGAGGCGGACCGAGCCGTCGCGCGAGGTCGAGCGCCGGCCGTTCGGCGCCGACTCGTTCGCCGGCAAGCAGAAGATCGATCCGAGCGACTATGTCTTCCGCTCGCTCGCGACTTGGCTCTCGTCGGTGGCCTCCCGCGAGCCGCTGGAGAATGTGCTGCGGACTCGCTACGGCGACCGCGACGAAAACCTGAACATGGTGTTGCGCGCAGCGGTGAACCCGGCCATGACGACGGTCGCGGGTTGGGCGGCCGAACTGGCGCAAACTGTCAATGCGGGGTTCATCAATCGGCTGCTGTTCAAGTCGATCTATCAACCGCTGTCGAACCGTGGCCAGCGCTACACGTTCCCAAGCGGCGTCTCGCAGCTCAAGATCCCGGTGCGCACAAACACTAACTTGCTGACCGGCGTGTGGGTGGGCGAAGGCGCACCGAAGCCGGTCAAGCGGGCGTCGTTCTCGTCGGTCCCGTTGGTGCCGCACAAGCTCGCCGTGATCTCGACCTTCACGGAAGAAATGGCGCTCTACAGCAACCCTGCCATCGAGGCGATTATCCGGCAGGGCCTGCAGGACGATACGCAGCAATCGCTCGATGCCTACCTGATCGACGGCACCGCATCGAGCTCGATCCGACCGGCTGGCCTGCTTAACAGCGTGGTCCCGATCACGGCCGCCTCGACCGGCACGGCGCTGGAAAAGATGGTCGCCGACCTCAAGGCGCTCGTGCAGGCGATGGTCGCAACCGGCGGCGGCCAAGATCCCGTGATTCTGCTCAATCCTGCGCAGGCGTTCGCGTTGGGGTTCGCTCAGACGACGACGGGCGAATTCTTGTTTGCGTCGGTCGTTGAGGCCGGGCAGAAGTTCAACTGCTCGTTCATCGTATCGCAGAACGTGCCGATCGGGACGGTGGTCGCAGTCGATGCTTACGAATTTGCGACTGCGACTGGCGACACGCCGCGGCTGGCGATTTCAAACGAGGCGACGCTCCACGAAGAAGACACCACGCCGCTTGCCATCGGCACGCCGGGTGCGCCCGCGACGGTCGCCGCGCCGGTTCGCTCGTTGTTTCAGACCGACAGCATCGCGATCCGGCTCACGCTCTACGTGTCCTGGGTCATGCGGCGTCCTGGCATGGTGCAATGGATCGCGACCGTCGGCTGGTAAAGCATCCAACGCAAGCGCGGGGCCTGCCTCGCGCTTGCGTTTCAATGCGAAACATTAAGGGAGGTTGAGCCGATGCCCATGATCCAAGTCACCGCGGGCCCATATCGCAACCAGCGCCTAGCCGTCTCCGAGGCCGATGCAAGCTCGGCAATCAGCGAGGGGTGGGCTTACGACCCCTTTGCGGTCCCGCCGGCCGAACCGCCGGCCGAGCAGACCGACGAAGATCGCGAGCGGATTTATCAGGCGGCCGTCGCCGCAGCGCCGCGCCTGCGCGGTGAGCCGGTCCTCGATCCGAGGCACAAGGACAAGCCGCGCGAGCACGAGCACGAGGCCAAGCAGCCGCAGCCGCAGCCGCAGCCGCAGCCGCAGCCGCAGCCGCAGCCGCATGCAAAGCCGCACACGCGTGACATGGTCGCCGAGGAAAACGCCCACTATCCGACAAAAGGCGCCCCGGTTCGCAAATGAGCTGGTTGAGCAAGATCGGATCGCTGTTGTCGGCCAAGGCGGCGCCGGAAGGCGCCTACCACGACGGCCCGTATCAAATTACTTACGGCAACATGACCGGCATGCTGCCGCATGCCTGGGGCTACTGGAATCACTGGCAGATGGACCTGGACCCGGTTCCAGGCGGGATGTCGGCGATGGTCGAGGCCTGCGTCTCGGCCTACGCGCAGACCGTGGCCCAATGCCCGATGTATCACTATGCCCTGCTCGACAATGGCGGCCGCGAGCAGGTCACGACCTCGGCGCTTTCGCGTATCGCGCTGGCGCCGAACGACTACCAGACGCGGTCGGAATTTCTGCTCAACATGGTCCGCTCGCTCTACCTCGACGGCAACGCTTATGCGTTGGCCGTCAGGAACAACCGTTTTGAGATCGCCGAATTGCACCAGATGAATCCGCGCATGAGCCGCGGCCAGCCGCTCGACGGCGAGATCATCTACCAACTCGGCGGCAATTACGTGGTTAACAGCCGCATCACCGCTCAGGAGCTGGATGCCTCGCTGCTCAATTTTGTGCCGGCGCGCGACGTGCTGCACATCAAACTCAATTCGATCCGCGACGTGTTGCACGGCGAGTCGCCGCTGGGCGCCGCTGCCATGGCGGTCGCCGCGACCAATGCGATCATGGCGCAGTCAATCGCGTTCTTTCAAAATCAAAGCCGCCCCGGCGGCGTGCTGCAGACCGACTTGGCACTTACCAAGGCGCAAACCGAGGATTTGCGCGCGCGCTGGGACGAACAATCCAAAGGATTGAACGCGGGCGGCACGCCGATCCTGACGCACGGGCTCAAATTCGCTCCGGTGGCCGTCTCGGCAAAGGACGGCCAAATCGCCGAAGCCTTGAAACTCAGCGACGCGCAGATCGCGCAGGTCTTTCGCGTGCCGCTCGCCATCGTCGGCTCAGAATCGCAGCCGATGGGCTCGACCGAAGCGCTGATGAATTTCTGGATCAGCGGCGGGCTCGGCTTCGCGCTCGACCGGGTCGAGCAGGCGTTTGACAAGCTGTTTGCGTTGGGGCCGAACGAATGCTGCGAACTCGACTCCGAGGTGCTGCTGCGCTCGAACCTCAAGGACCGCATCGAGGCATATTCGGGCGGCGTCATCGGCGGCATCTATGCCCCCAACGAGGCGCGCGCCGAATTCGGGTTGCCGGCGGCAAAGGCGGGCGACGAGCCACGCGTGCAGCAGCAGGTCGTGCCCTTGAGCTTCGCCACCGAGCCGAGGCCGCCATCGCCGCCGGCCGGCGCGCCCGCCGGCCCGGCGCCGGCACCGGCGGCCGCAAACGCCAACGACCTCGACGAGAGCGACATCACCGTCGCCGAGTGGAACGACTACTTTGAGCCGACCCATGAAGTTGAACGGCTCGGCGCTCGCGCCGCTGGCTGAAAGCATCCGAATTCAGCTCGCCAATGTCCGCCGCGACTGGGCGGCCGAGGCGAGCCAGATCCGGGCGATTGCGCTGGAAGGCCAGCTCGCGGTCGAGCGGCTGCTGGCTCACGCACGCGCGCGGATCGAAACATTGCGTGACGGCGCGCCCGGCGAGCGCGGCGAAAAGGGCGACCCCGGCGAACAGGGGCCGCCAGGGCCGCCAGGGCCGCCAGGGCCGCCAGGGTTGCCCGGCGAGCGCGGCGAAAAGGGCGAGCCGGGGGAAAGTGGCCTCCCCGGCGAAAACGGCACCACGGGCGATCCTGGGCCCCCTGGCGCGCCCGGCCGGCTGGTGCCGCCGCGCGCCTATGAGCCGGGGCGGGTGACCTATGCCAACGAGCTCGTGCATCATGAGGGCTCGACCTATGCGGCGTTACGGGATACCGCGCAGGCGCCGCCGCACGACGACTTCGCGCCGGTCGCGCTCGCCGGCCGCGACGGCAAGGACGGCTATCCAGGCCGGGCCTGCGGCTTGCATGATCCCGCCGCCAGCTATCGCGCGCTGGACGTGGTGGCGGCGCACAATTCCGAATGGCGGGCGGTGCGCGACAACCCTGGCGAGTTGCCAGGGCCCGGATGGGTGCTCGGCGCCAAGGGCATTAAGGGCAAGCCGGGCGATAAAGGCGACAAAGGCGACCGCGGCAAGGACGGCCCGCCCGGTCGCGGCATCGACAGTTTCGACCTCGTCGATTGGTCGCTGGTCGTCCTCATGAGCGACGGCACCGAGGGCGTCGTGAACTTGCGCCCGCTGTTCGAGCGCTATCACGAGGAACGGCGCGCATGAGCAAGACCATCGATGCGGTCGACATCGCGGTGCTGCCGACGGGTCTGCTCACCGACGCCAAGGCGCACATGCGGATCGACTTCACGGATGATGACCTCTACGTCAAACAGGTCGTCGGCCGCGCCATCGATTACTTTCAGCGCGTCACCGAGGTAGCGGTGAACCCGACGACGATCAGTTGGTTTCCGGTCTCGCGAGACTTCCATTGCGGCGAAGCGGTGGTTCCGGTCACGCCGGTCACTAGCATGGCGGTCAAGGATGCAGACGGCAATGACATCAGCGCCGCCTTCACGCTGACGACGAACACGCTGTTCGGCGCGCCGTCCTACAAGGTCGCGGGCGCATGGCAGGCGGGTATCAAGTTCACGTTCGAGAGCGGCTACGCCGACGCCACTAAGGTGCCGCCCGGGATCGTCGATTGCGTCTTTACGTTCGCGACGCACCTCTACGAGCATCGCGAAATCTATGTCCACGCCGGCCCCGGCGGCGAGTCGATCCCGGCCTGGATCATGGACAATTTCTCGACCTGGTGGGTGCCGCGCGTTTAAGCCATGCCCAAACAGCACACGACCATATCTCCCGGCGATATGCGCGAGCGCGTCGCGTTCGAGCGGCGGCAGACGGCAGACGACGGCTTCGGCAACGTGGTGACGAGCGACTGGACCGAGCTTCACCGCTGCGCCGCCCGCATCATGCCGTTGATGGGCGGCGAGCAGGTCATGCAGCGGCGGCTGACCGGCACGCAGCCGGTGGTCGTCACGGTGCGGTGCGCGGCGGCGATCGCCGCCCTCACCACCGACGACCGCATCAGGGATGTGCGCAAAGACAAAATCTACAACGTGCGCTCGATCGCCAATTTCGACGAGCAACGGCAGTTCTTCGACATCATGGCCGAGGCCGGGGTCGCGACCTGATCATGCCGAGCAACGTCAGCCTTGAGCGCTTCCGCAAGCTCACCGCCGAGATGAAACAGCAGGTCTTTGACGACGCGGCGGCCGAGCTCGACAAGCAGGCCGATCTGCTGGCGCAGTTGATGACATCGGTGGCACCGCGCGGCGAGACCGGCGATCTCGAACACTCGATCCGCGTGATCGACGGCAAGTCGCCGCTGGTCAAGCGCATCGTTGCGGGCGGGCAGTTGACCATCCGCAAGTCGGTGTCATCGAAGCCGTACGACTACGCCCGCGGCGACGAGTTCGGCACCGTCAACATGAAGGCGCGGCCGTTTTTCTTTCCGAGCTACCGGCTGCGCAAGAAAAAGATCGTCGCCGCCATGAAAAGCAAGCTCACCCGCACTATCAAAAAGTATTCGGCCGAGTAATGAGCGAGCCAAGTCTGGCGTTGCAGGGGGCACTGGTGACGGTGCTCAAAGCAGACGCAGCGACCAATGCGCTGGTCGCCGGGCGCATCTACGATCGCGTGCCCAACAACGCGGTCTTTCCGTATGTGCGCGTGGGCGACGATCAGGTCACGCCGCAACACGCGGAATGCCTATACGGCTCGACTGAGGTGTTCGCCAATTGTCACGTGTTCTCGCAGGCAGTCGGCAAAGTCGAGGCGAAGAAAATTTCCGGCGCGATCGTCACGGCGATCAATACCAAAGACCTGCCGCTAGCACCCGATTATGCGCTCGTGCTGGTCGAGCACGACTTGACCCTGCACCTCGACGAACCCGACGGGCTGACGTCGCACAGCGTCGTCACCTTCCACGCTCTCATAGACGAGGCATGACACACCATGGCAAAACCTATCACCCTGCCGTTTAGTAAGATGCTCATCCTCGTCGGCGACGGGGCGACGCCCGAGGTGTTCGCCGCACCGTGTGGGCTGACGAGCAAAGGGTTCGACACCGCGGCGTCATCGAACGAGGTCGCGGTGCCCGATTGCGACGACCCCGATGCGCCGGCCTGGATCGAGCGCGTCGTCAAATCGCTCAGCTCGAAAGTCACCGGCTCGGGCGTGCTCGCCGCGGAATCGTTCGATGTCTGGCGCGACTGGTCGCTGTCGGGCTTGGCCAAGAACGTGCGCGTCGAGCTGCAGCCGCCGACCGGCTCGACCGGGTTGGCCCTCGGCTATTACGCGGGCTCGTTCATTCTTTCGGCGTTCTCGCTCAAGGCCGCGCTCGGCGACAAGGTCACGGTCGATGTCACCATGGACAGCGACGGGCAAGTGACCTGGGTGCCAGTCCCATGAGCAGCGGCGACGGTTCCATCATGCTCGATTGGGGCGGCGAAACGCGCCGCTTCCGGCTCAAGATCGGTCAGTTCCGCGAACTGCAAGAAGCGATCAACCGTCCGCGATGTGCGCTCGGCGCGCAGCCGATCGGCCCAAATACCTTTTACCACCTGTTGGCGAGCGGCGATGCGTGGCCGCACGAGGTGCGCGAGGTGATCCGGCTCGGCCTCATCGGCGGCGGCCTGCCGCTGGCGCAGGTGCCGGGTTTGATGCGCCGCTATTTCGACGAGCAGCCCTTGCCCGAGTCGGCGCTGATCGCGCCCGGCATCTTCGCCGCCGGCTATGCCGGGCCGCCCGAGGATCAAGCCGGAAAAAAAGCGGACGCGGAGACGACGACGAGCCGATCGCCTTCTCCGCCATCTATGGCACCGGCTGCGCCATCGGATTCACTCCAAGAGAGGTCGATCAATTGAGCTTCTGGGAATTTGCCGCCTGCGTTGACGGCTTCAATCGCGCCAACGGCGGCGACGACCTCCCCCAACCCATGAGCGCGCAAGAATTTGACGTGATGGTTCTCAACTCCCGCGCAATGACGGCGCATTGATATGGCCGGCAACGATACCGCAGCCCTCGTCGTCGCGCTCTCTGCGCAGGTGTCCAAGTTTCAAAAGGACATGGACCAGGCCAATCAGATCGCCGACAAGTCGATCAAGCAGATGGAGGATCGTTTCGCCGCCAGCGGCAAGGTCATCAGCGACAAACTGACGGGATTCGCCAGCAACGCGACCTCGCAACTCGGCGTGCTCGGGGTCGCAATATCGGCCCTGGGGCCGATCGGAATCGGCGTCACCGCGACTTTGGGTTCGATGGTCCTGCTGTTCGATTTTCTGGCCGGCAAGGTCGCGGTCTTCGCCGAAAAGATGAAAGAACTGCAGGAGGCGTCTGACGTCACCGGACTCACGTTGGCGCAATTGCAAGCGCTCGGCCGCGCCGGCAAGCAAGCCGGGCTCGATTTCGACGAGACGGTGCGGGCCATCGAGCGTCTATCGACGCGATTCGAGCAACTGCGGACGAAGGGCACGGGCGAGCTGTTCGACGAGCTCTTGCGCATCGACCGGGGGCTATTGCTGCAGGTCGCGTCGGCAAAAGACCTCGCAAGCGCGCTCGACATTCTCAGCAAAGCGTTTGCAAATCTTGACGATCAGCAAAGGGTATTGCTTGCGCGCGCGCTCGGCGGCGAGCGTGGATTTGCCGGCGTAATCCGTCTTTTCCAACAACTCGGCCAAGCCGGCGGACTGCAAGCTCTTCAGGCGCAGTTGCAAGCCGCGGGCAAAACGATCGACGAAACGATGGCGCCGCGCTTGCGGCAGCTTCTGCTCGACATTGAGGACATCAAGCGCGCGACTGATAAAATGTGGGCCCAGGCTGTTTCAATCGAAGTTCTCGAAGCCCAGAAAAGCATGGCGGAAAGCTGGCAGACGATTGTCGGATGGATCACCAGAGGTCTTTCGGCCCTATTGGCTTTTCAACACGCCGCGACTGGCCAGCCGGCCAGTGGCGCAGAAAAGCCGGCGACCTTCGCAGAGCGCTTCACTGGCCAGCCGCGGACGAGCCTGACGGTGGCCGCGCCGGCGGGGCCGGCCGGCCCCGACCTCGCGGCACAGTTGGAATTGCAGCGCCGGCTCGTGGCGGGCCTTGGCGACGCGGCCACACCGGCCGAACAATTGAAGCTCAAGATCCTCGAATTGCAAAAGGCGATGGCTGACGGCGCGATCGGTCAGGGCGAATATACCCGCGCGCTGAACGCCTTCAGGCTCGCCCAAAGCGGCGCCGCGGTCGTCGCCCGTGAGGCGCTCGGCATCGCGGCGCAGATCGAGATCGAGACACAAAAGCTCGCCGAGGTCAGCGACAAGGCGGCCAAGGGCTATATCAAGAACGCGCAGGAGCGCGCGACCGCCGATGCGGTGGCAAGGCGCGAGGCCAAGGCGGCCGCCGAGGAAACGCAGGTCCGCGCCTCGGCGCTGCCCAACCTCACCCGCAGCATGCTCGACGCCGGCAACGCCATGAAACAATTCGACGCGCTCGCGGTGTCGTCGATGAATTCGGCCGCCGATGCGTTTGCGGATGTCGTCACCGGCACGAAGAACGTCTCCGACGCAGTCCGCGACATGGTTAACAACATCGTTCGCGAATTGTCGCGCGCGGCGTTCAAGTCGGTGGCGTCGAGCCTATTCAGCGGCGTCGGTGGGCTTAACCTATTCGGCGCTCGCGCCGGCGGCGGCGGCGTCACTGCGGGCGGCGCCTATCTGGTCGGCGAGCAGGGGCCCGAGCTTTTTACGCCGGGGACATCCGGCATGATCGTGCCGAATGACGTGCTGCGGGGCGGCGGCGCCGGCAGCTCGATCGTGCAGCACGTCAACATCGTCAACCCGACCGGCAATTCCGAGATTGAGCGCGCGGTGGCGGCCGGCGTCGGCCGCGCCAATGCCGCGGCGGCGAGCATGCTCACCGGCTATGACCGGCAACTGCTGCCGCGCATTGCCTCGCAGCGCTCGCTGATCGGCTGAGACCATGATCGACACCGTCGCGTTTCCCGGCTCTCTGATGCGCGAGCAATCGGTCTCGTGGACCATTGTCGCGTCGACCGTCAGCGGCGGCCAGGGGGGCACCGGCGCGTTCGAGCTGGTGCGTTTCGACGGCGGCGGGCTGTGGGCTGCAAAACTGCGGGGCCTTGCCGTCACGCGCCGAGAGCACGTTAACGGCTTCCGCGCCATCATCGCTGTCGCCGAGAACGGCGCGGTGCCGCTGGCGGTGCCGCGCTGCGATCGGCGGCAAGCGCCGGTGCCTATCGTCGGCGGCAACCCGGTCTATTCCTACGACGTTCCTCACAGCGACGATGCGCACTTCGACGACGGTACGCCCTACGACCAGCCTGTCATTGTCATCCTGGCCACATTTGGCGCCGCTCTGCGCGCGACCGCGTTGACTGTGTTCGCCTACAGCGGCGGCACCGTCGAGGCCGGGCAGATTTTCTCCATCCAGCACCCGACGCAAGACTGGCGCATGTACGAGATCAAGACCGCCGTGCCGAACCCCGGCGGCGGCATGGACATCACCTTCCGGCCGCCGTTGCGCGAGGCCGTCAATGCCGGCGATGCGATCGAGTTCGACATGCCGCGCTGCGTGATGCGGCTGGCCGCAGTGCCGGAACTTGAACTGGCCCTGCGTCGCTTCGGCGCGCCCGACCTCGACTTCGTCGAGTTCTTTTATCCCGACGCATAGGAGGCGCGGCCATGTCCATCGCCGGCATTCTGATCGGCATCTTGAACTGCATCCTCCTGGTGGCCATCGTCGTGCTGCTGGGCGCGCTCGTGGCCTGGGTCGCCAGCATGTTCGGATGGCCGATCCCGCAGAACATCCAGCACATCTATCTGGGGATATGCCTCCTGCTGTTCGTTATCTGCGTGGCCACGTTGCTGCTGGGCACGCCGATGGTCCACATCCTCGGGAGACCATGACCCTCACCCCTGCCGAGATCACCGCGCTCGACGCGGGCGCCGTCGGCAGCCTGCGGCTCGGGCTGTTTCTGCGGCTCGATGTCGATCCGCCGCTGCGCTGCTGGCTCGGCCTCGGATCGATCCGCCCCGGCGTCAATGCCATCGACGCGACCGACGAGCTTTATTCCGGCTTCGGCCAATTGCTCGCCGTGCCGGCTTTCCAACAGCTCGTGAACGGCGCCGCCGAGCGCGCCGAGATTTCGCTGTCGGGCGTCGATCCGCGCATCCTCGATCTGGCGACCGAGGCCAATGCCGTGCGCGGCAAGTCCTGCGACATCGGGGTCGCGATCTTCGATTCCAATTGGTCGCTGATTGGCCCGGTGCATTGGATGCGCCACTTCGTTGCCGACTTCATGTCGGTCACTGTCACGCCGGCTGCGGACCCCGGTGGACAGACCATGCACAGCGCCAAGCTCTCGATCGGCAGCATGATGACGGGGCGGCGCAAACGCGGCCTGAGCTATTTCAGCAATCAGGATCAGCATGAGCGGTCGCCGACCGACAATTTCTGCGAACGCACGCGGCTTTACACCATGAACGGGCAAAAGCAGTGGCCGAAATACGCGTGATCGAATTCCTGCGCGCGCGCGCCGCGCAACGGTTCGACTGGGCCGCCGGCAATTGCCTCACGCTCTGCGCCGACTGGATCGTCGCGCGCACTGGCCGCGATCCGGCTGCAGGCTACCGCGACGTGAACACCCAGGAAGCGGGTAACGCGCTCATGCGCGCACATGGCGGCATGCTGCCGTTTGCCAGCAGCGCAATGGCCGTGATCGGCATGCCCATTCTCGCCGACACGCAGGACGCACGCGAGGGCGATGTCGCGCTAGTCTGGGCGCCGATCGGCAAGCAAGGGCGCCGCATCGTCCGCCGCCCGACCGGCGCCCTCTGCCTCGGCGACCGCGATGTCGCGGTGCTCACCGTCGACCGCGGGCTCGTCGTCGCGCCGCTGTCAATGCTGCGCGCGTGGCGCATCGGCGCGTGAGCGCATGGCCGCGACTGTCGGCGAGCTGATCATTTTCGGGCTGGTGCAGGCCGGCGCCGCGCAGTCGGCCGTCTCGGCGGCCGGCGTCGTCTCGGCCAACGTCCTCGGCCTCTCGATCTCGGCCTCGGTGATCGGCTCGACCGCCCTGCTCGCCGGCAGCGTGGCGCTCTCATACGCGCTCCAGCAGTCGGCGGCGCCGCAGCAGGCTTCGCCGACTGAAAATCTCATCAACATCCGTCAACCCAACCCGGTGCGGCAGGGCGGCTATGGCCATCGCCGCGTCGCCGGCAGCTACATGCTGTTCGATGTCGGCGTGGGTGGCGCGCAGGCATCCTCAATCGACGTGCTCGCGCTGGTCTCGGGGCGCGTCTGCGGCTACGGGCAATGGTACCTCAACGAGGACGCGCCGACCGACACGCCGACCGGCCCGCAGAGCACCGTCGTCAACGCGCTGGCCAACGGTCAGTATGGCAGCGGCGCGGTGCAGCTCAGCTGGCGCGTCGGCTTGCCGACCGAAACTGCGCACACGTCGCCGCTCATGCCATCGTTCTGGGACGCGAGCCACCGCGGCGACGGCATCGCGTCGGCCATGGTGCTCCTGACGCAGCCGGGCGATCTCAACAACTTCACGAAGATATTTCCGAATGGGCGGCCCGAGGCATCGGCCGAGGTCGATCTCTATCCGGTATGGGACCCACGCGACGGCGGCCAGGACCCCGACAACCCGGACACATGGACCGCGTACCCGACCTATAATCCTGCCGCCACCTATGCGGCCGGCGCGCGCGTCGTGTTCTCGCGCTGGGACGCCGGCAAGGTCGGCGCCGGCATTACCGACACCTACAATGCCGGCACGACATACGCGCGCTATGCGGTCGTGGCCAAGAGCAACAAGGTCTATTATTCGCGCCAGACCGGCAACGTCGGCCACCCTGTCACCGACCTCGCTTGGTGGCTACCGACGGGCGCGCCCTACTATTCGCGCGTCGCCGGCAACGTCGGCAACCAGCCCGACCAGCATTCCGACAAGTGGTGCTTGGTGATTTCGAATCCGGTCCTGCAACTCATCGACTATCTGACCAACAGCGATCACGGCATGGGACTCGACCGCGCGACCGCGATCACTCCGCGGCTTGCGAACTTCCTCGCCAAGGCGAATCTCTGCGACGAGTTGGTGGCCGACGCGACCGGCGCTATGGGCCCGCGCTATACCGCGAACGGCATCTTTGCCTTTGACGACGACCCGGCCGACGTGCTCGCCGGCATCGGCGCCGCCTGTGATGCGTGGTTCTGCGAGGATGGCGAAGGCGCGCTGTCGCTGCAAGTTGGCGTCTATTCGCCGCCGGCAGTCACTCTTGAGAAGAGGCACATTGCCGGGCTCTCGATCAACTACGGGCGGCCCGACGAAGAGGTCGTCAACGAGCTGGCGCTGACGTTCAACGACCCGGCCAGCAAGTACAAGGATGTGGCCGGCGACCCGTGGCGCGACAACGACGACATCGCCGCGCGCGGGCGGGTGCGCAGCCAGCAGCTCACGCTGCCATGGGTCAATCGCCACTCGCAATTGCGGCGGCTCGCCAAGCGTGCCATGGCGCGGATCTCGGCGCCGTCGGGGACGATCGCGCTAAAGCTCTATGGCCTGCGTGCGCTCGGCGAGCGGTGGGTCACCATCAAAGACGATCGCATTCCCGAGCTCGCGAATGCCGTCGTCGAAATCTCGAACGCGCGTGTTGATCTGCAGGCCGCAACGCTCTCGGCGACATGGACTCTGGTCGACCCCGCGACGATCGATGCCTGGAACCCGGCGACCGAAGAGGGCGAGGGCCCGCCGCCGCTTTCCTGAATCCAAAAGGGACGAGACCAATGGCACTCAGCTGGATCAAGCGCGCCACCGAGATTTGGCGCGGCTACGAAAACACGGGCATCGCGTCGTCGGGCGCGCACAAGCCGGTAAAGGCCGAGATCACCGCGTGGGGTACGCAGATTGAAACCTATCTTGAATCGAAGGTCGCGCAGCGCGCGCCGGATTTTCAAGCGCGTGAGCAGTTCGCGCAAGGAGTCGATGCCGGCGACTTCAATAACTCGGCGATCCCGACTAGAAAACTGAACACGATTGTCCGCAACATCATCGGCGCCACGCTGAGCGGTGGCTTCGAATTCACGCTGACTCCGGGCGCTTACCTCATCCGGTGGAACGCTCCCGCCTATCAGGTCGGGCAGCACCGGACCTATCTGCACAACACCACCGCGGTCGCCGTGCAGGAGCTCGGGCTGTCGGCCGTCGCGGGCGCCACCGCCGATGCGCAGGTGTGGTCGCCGGGCTTCACGATGGTGACGCTCACGGTCAACACGACCTTTCACATCGCGCACATCTGCAGCGGCAACAAACCCGTGAGCGGGCTCGGCCGCGCGAGCAATATCGGCGGGCCGGAATACTACGCCGAGGTCGAGGTCTGGAAAGTCGACGACATCCCGTCGCCGCTCGGTGCGGTGCGCGCCAGCGCAGAAACCTTCCGCTACATCTTCAGCTCGGCGACGGGCGGCGGCGATCCGGGCAACGGCGTCCTGCGCTTGAACGCCTCGCCGCAAGGCGGCTCGACACTGATCAACCTCAGCGAGATCGACGCCGACGGCAACCCGATCGCCGGCATCATGGATCATTGGGACGACTCCACGTCGCCCGTGAAATCCATCGTCAAGATCTGCGCCGTGCTCAATCCCGAGACCCGATTTGTCAGCGCCGAGATGGCGGCGGAGACCGACAACGGCGTCTGGCGCTCGCTGGCGATCCAAAACACCTACGCCACGTCGAGCACGCCGCTGATCAACGGCGAGGGCGTCTACATCGTCGTGTCGCGCACCGGCGATCGCGGCGCGGTCGGCCCGGCCGGCGCAACCGGCATGACGGGGCCAATCGGTCCAGTTGGTCCGGCAGGGCCTAAGGGGAACACCGGTCCACAGGGACCGCTCGGCCCGATCGGCCCGACCGGGATTTCGGGGCCGCCCGGCCAGCCTGGGCCGAGCGTGCTCGGAAACTATCGCGGGGTCTGGTCGAGCGCCGTCACCTATGCCAGCGGCGACGTCGTCCTGCGCAATGGCGGCTATTATTCGAGCCTCACGAGCGGCAACCTCAACCACGATCCGGTGGGCGATCCGGTCAACTGGTTCCGTCAGATCCAGTACGACTCGCGCGAACGCATCTCGACCCCGCGCGACTATCACGTCGACGACGTCGCCGGGAATGACGCCAACGACGGCTTCTCGCTCGCAACCGCCTTCAAGACCGCGGACCGGGCGATGCAGATTGTCTGCGACACGCTGATTATCGACAACGCACGGGTGCGCATCATCCTGCATCCGCGCGCGGGCGGCGCGGTCTGGCCGCCGGTCGTGCTGCGCAACTGGGTCGGCAGTTGCAATGTCGATCCGGGGCCCGTGACGGGCGGCGTGCCGGGCGCGATCTTCACCGTGCCGTGGCTGTGCGGCTCGCATGTCGGGCTCGACAATTCCACCGTGGTCTGCGACGGCGGTTCCAACTGGGGCGTCATCGCGGTGTACTGCCCGCAGCCTTGGTACGTCACGGATCTGCGGGTGCAAGGCCTGGGCGGCGCGCCCGACCCTGACGGCAACGGTACCGGCATTGGTATCCTCGCGGACTTCCGCACGACCCTGTATATCGGCAACGTCATCTTCGGTCCGGCGAACTGTAACTTGCTGGCGCAATGGCAGTCCGCGGTGGAGTTCATCCGCGGCACCGTGCAGATGTTCATGCCGTCGGTCGCGACCGCAGCGCTGCGCGCCGAGCGCTCGTCGCACATCCTCAACCAGGGCTCGACCACCCGTTTTGTGGACGGCTCGCTCGCGCTGGCGGTAGCAGGGACCGCGCCAAACTACCCTGGCGCTTTTGCCTATGCCTCCGATACCGGGACCATCATCGACCAGCTCGGCGCCACCTATCAGGGCGTCATGAATGGCCGGGCCTTCGCGCAGTTCGGCAACGCGGACATCATGGACAAGGCGCGCCCGGTGCCGGTCGGCGTGGTGCCGAACATTGTCGAGATCCCTAACGCGCACGGCTTCAAGGCGCTCGTGCAGATCGGCACAAACCTCGTGGCCGCAGCCTGGACCAAAGCTGCATTCGCGCTCGAAATTTTCGACAACGACAATGGTTATGATGCGGTCGCGTCAAAGTTTCATTGTGTGACGCCCGGCAAGTATCAGGTCATATTGCGCGGCCAGATGGGGAGCGTGTCGGCCTATAAGCAGTTCCAGGCCGCGGTCTACAAGAACGGCTCGCCGATCTGCTTTGCGTTTGCTTGGAGCATCGGCGTGGCCGGGGCGCCCGTGTCCTGCCAAGTCGTCGATGTCATCAACCTCGCTGCCGATGACATCCTCGAAGCCTACTTCTACAACGGCGACGTAGCGGACAGAGTCCTCGGCAACACCTTCGGCGACAACGTCTTCGCCGCCGCGCTGGTGGGCAATTGATGCGCGAGAAATCCAATGATGGTCAGCGGAGAAGTTGGGAAGGCAGCGACAGGGTTTATGGCGGTCATGCAGGGACAGCCGTTGGCGCTGTCGCTGGTGGTCATGAACTTCGCTTTGCTCGGGTTCGTGTACTATCAAAGCTCGCTGTTCAACACCCAGCGTGTGGACAACGTAAAACTATTCATCGACGTTCAGAAGGAGGTGCAGAAGCTGCTTTCGCAATGCATCGTGCCTCCGCCTGCAGGTCGATAGGGGAGCGGAATGACATGAACGACGATCGCAAGCTGACCGCCGCGGGCGCGAACCTCGTGAAGCACTTCGAGGGCTGCCTGAAGAAGATCGGACCGGATCACTACACCGCTTACAAATGCCCAGCGGGTGTCGCAACAATCGGATTCGGCCACACCAATCACCATGGCCGCAAGTTCTCAATGGGCGACGTCTGGTCCAGCGCCGAGTGCAATGCAGAGTTTCTGACCGACATGCGGGGCTTCGAGGACGCGGTGCGCAGGCTGGTCAAGGTGCCGTTGCAGCCGTGGCAGTTCGATGCACTGGTGTCGTTCGCGTACAACTGCGGCGAGGGCAACCTATCCAAATCAACCTTGCTCAAGAAGGTCAACGCGTCTGACTTTGCCGGCGCCGCGAAAGAGTTTGCACGGTGGAACAAGGGCGGCGGCAAGGTCTTGGCCGGACTGACGCGCCGCCGCGCAAGCGAGGCGTTGCTGTTTCAGAACATCCCCGATGAAAACTATGACGGCAGGCCGGACAAAGTCGTGCCGTTGGGCGATGAGATGCCACAGGCCGTCGACGCGCCACACGATTAGAGCGGCAATTCATGGCGGTTAGGTGAACAGGAGCTGCGCGCCGAGGCCAGCACCGACGGCCACCACGAAGTCGGCGCCAAACAGCAGCGCGACCCCGAACACCGCTACGTTCACTGCAACTTGGAAAGCGAAGGTCTTGGTCATTGTCCGTGTCTCCCCTGTTCTGATGAAAGTAAAATATAGTATTCGAATGTAATTGCAAGTCGAATACTGCGAATACTGAAAAGAAAATCAGTATTCAAAGCATTCGTTGCTAAAATGTGACTCGCGGCTCATCCGCCAGAAGATCGCCCCGGATATGGCGCGGCTCATGGCTCCACCTCGTCAGCGAGCGCTTCCACGAAAGCCAGGAGGGCGCGCACCGGCCGGTCGCCCATTCGCATCAGCGTTTTGGTTAACGCGACCCCAAGGGGCGTCGCCAGAAATGCATGAAGATCGCGGACCTCGTCCGCACCGGCGGCGGCGGCAGCGCCGCCGTTACCACCCGGCGCTCCCTCGAAGAAAAACGCAACCGGCACCTGCAGGACGCGGGCGATCTGCTGCATGCGCGACGCCCCGATGCGATTTTTGCCCTTCTCGTATTTTTGCAACTGCTGGAGCGTGATCCCCAAAGCGTCGGCAACCTTCGCCTGCGATATGTCGAGCATCAGGCGGCGCATCCGCACCTTGCCGCCGACGTGCCGGTCGATCAGGTCAGGAGTCTTCGTGTTTGGCATGGCAAGCCTCCCTCCTGTTAAATCGCGCACATGAACTCGGCGTCGCCGGCAAGCACCACGACCGGGCCAACCAGCCAGTCGGGCCTTTGCCGATGTCGAGATTAGCGTCGCGGATGGCGTCGTGCGTCACGATGAGCCCCGTGCCGAAAAGCCGGGGGGTCAGAGCGGACAAATAACCGGGTCCGCCGGACGCTTTTAGCCGTGAGGCCTGGACATGGCGCCCGCCCCCGGCCAACACTGGCCAGGAGGGCGCACCCGTCAAGGCGCGTCCGTTGCGTGCGCGCGCTTGAAACGCGTGCCGCGTCGGCGGGTTCGGATATGGGCTACCGAATCCGCCCAAGGTTATTTCCGGGCTCTGACACCCAGCCGCAGTCTAGTGCGGGCAGCGCGCTATCGGAAGCCCCACCCCTTTACCCTATTTGGCAATCCTCGCTCGGCGTTTCGCCCACAGGCGGCCCGTGGTGCGCCCGGCGGGTCGGGGTGGGGCGTTGGGCCCTGGGCGGCCCGAAACGCGCCCGTGGCGCCCTGTGGCGGCCCGTGGCGGGTGCGAACGTCGCTATGGTTATGCCCATGAAATGGGGGTCGGAAAACGTTCGCACTTTCGGGTAAGTATTTGAGACCGCTAACTTTCTGCAGTCCCTCCACTCCTGCCACCGTGGTCGTAAGTGTTTGATTTTACTAATAAATAAAAAGGTGCGAACGAAGGGTGCGAACGTCGGACTCGAATTCCTCACCCCCGTTTTGCCAGGAACCCCATCGCCGCAGCGGCGCCGCGGGCGCGCTCGGCAAGGTTGATATACGCCTGCGCCTGCGCCGGGGTGGACCAGTCGTAGACCGCCATCAGTTGGTAGTGCGAGGCGCCTGCCATTGCCGCCCGCATGGCGCCGAGCTTGCGCAAGCCGTGGGCGGTGCAGTCGTCGAGTCCGACCCGGCGGCACTGCTCGGCGAACCAGCCACCGAACCCGGCGACGCTGAACGGCTTGCCGTAGTCGGTCACCAGGAAGGTCTCACGGCCCTGCAGCTTGGTGGCCGCCACGATCCGCGCCAGTTCGGGCAGGTAGGGCTTCGGCGTTGCCTCTCCGCGGATGCGCTTGGTCTTCTTAGGCACGAAACGGATCATGCCGTCGCGCACGCAGGCGGGGCCCAGGTCGACAACGTCGGATCGCCGCGCGCCGGTGAACAGCAGCAGCGCCAAGGCCAGCCGCTGCTTGGTGCCGACCGGATAGGCGTCCTCGAACTTCGCCAGATCGCTCTCGGTCCAGGGGCGGAAGCCGGTCTTCTCGTATTTCAGCTTTTGAACGTCGCGCACCGGGTTGCTCGTCACCGCGTCGGGCAGGTTCTCGAGCGCCCAGCCAAACATCGCGGATAAGTATTTCATTCTGTTGTTGGCGGCGCCCGGCTGGGCTGACCGGCGGTCGCGCAGCAGGCGAACTTGGTTCGGGCCGAACATTGTCAACGGACACTCGGCCATCGGGCGAGGCGTCGCTTCGCGCAGGCAACTCTCGATCACGGACATTCGCACCCCTTGTGACTTCAGATCGAGATTACGGAAGACCGGCGAGGCAAAATACTGCCCGGCGAGCCAGCGCAGCGTACCCTTCTTTGGCTCAGCGGACTTGCCCGGTGCAACCGGCTGTCCTAGCTCGACGACCGCGGTCTCATAGGCGGCCATGAAACCGGGGGAGCCGAACGACTCGCGGATTCGAATGCGGCGGCGCTTGCCTGATCCAGCGATGACATAGGCGACTTCCTTGCCGTGCCTGGAGCGCTCGATGCTCAGGTATTTCAGCCGCACCTTCATTTAACAGTCTCCCAATACGCGCGTTCGGCTTCGTCGCCCGTCTGCGGCGCGGTCGGCACCAGCTTGCTGCCGTCGACCGGGTGTTCGCCGACAATCACCGTGCCATCGGCCCGGATGGCGAGCACGTGCAGGCCCGCCTTCCGAGCCGCCTCTATGGCGCGGCGAATGGACTGCTGGGTGAAAGGTAGTTTTTCGGTCATGTGTCAACCGTTAGTTTGGCTTACGCACTTGTGTTTTTTAGACCTGAGAAGAAGAAGAGCGCGCGGCACTTGCGCTTTGGGCATCAGAAGTATCTTGGCCGCGCGCATGCGGTCGCACCGTGCTCATGGGCATCAAGGCTCGATTGGCGACCGCAGTTCTGATCATGACTTTGCCTTGCAAATGGTGTGCGAGCCGGTGCCCTTGCCGGGAGTCAGTAGTTGGAAACGCCCAGGGCCCGAGGGCACCTTTCGTGGCGAGCCCCGCACTGCCCGCACCATTTGCGTCCCTGGACGTAGCCGAGAAAGAAGAGCGCGCGGCAGCGGCTTTTTGGGCATCACTGGCTTTCTGGCCGCGCGCATGCGGTCGCAGCGCTTCCCTGGGCATCAGCCATCGAGTGGCGACCGCAGTTCGAGGTGGTGAAAGAGAGCGCGCGGCAAACGACTTCTGGGCATCACGCCTCGCTTGGCCGCGCGCATGCGGTCGCACGCTGCCCCTGGGCATCAAGGCTCGACTGGCGACCGCAGTTCTGATCATGACTTTGTTTTCCGTTTCGGTTTTGGCTTCGGCGCGAACTCGGTTTCAGGCCGCGCCGGCATGGGGCGGTCATTCCACTGACACCACAAATCTCGCAAGAACGCCTTCATGGCCACGCGCAGCGCATCCATGCGACTGTGCTGCTTCGACCAATCGGCATGCGTCGCTGCTGTGTGCTTTCGCCGCTCGCTGTAAACCCATCCGTAGTACCCGGCCGGCTCGCCCTCGCCGCTTTCGCTTTTGTCGGCGCCGATCCATTGGGCGTTGATTAACCAGATCGAAATCTGGTGGATCAAAGCGTAGCGCTGCCCGCTGAAGGGGTGCTCGGTCCACTCTTCAGCCGAGAGCGTGCGCGTTCGCCACGTCGGGCGCTTCCACGTCGAGCCCGCGCTGCCATCGAATGGTGCGTAGCCGAGCCGCGACCACACCTTTGCCGGCCCCTTATAATTGGCGAGGTCGCCCGTCTCGGCGATGATGGTGGCGAGGCCGAGCGCGGCAGCGCCGTTGACAGTGTTGATCCACGCCATGACCGGCAGCTTGGCGGCGAGTTGCTCCATGTTTTTCTCGGCCGCCTCGCGCACCGCGTCGAACGGCCCACGCGCGCGGTCGGTGGTGCCGACGAGCTCGACGATGCGGGGAAGTCCAGTGCCGTCCTTGCGCGCCGCTGCGATGATCGCCTTGACCTCGCGATTGATCTTCTCGCGTTCGTCTTCCGCCATGTCGAACGACCACGTCGTAGCGTTATTGCGCACGAATGCTTCGAGGGCGCGGTCGATCTTCTGCTGCACCTTCATGGCATAGCGTCGCTCGCGGTGAAGACTGCGCAAGTCATCGATGATTTCGGTCTGCGTTCTGTCTGGGGATCTCATGCGGCGGTCTCCATTTCCTTATTGCCGGCGACGACGCGGCGCTCATAATTTTCCATCCCGAGTTTCACGACGCGCGGCGCTTCGGCGTAGGCGGCGTCGATCATCGACTGGATGGCATCGGCAGAAATGACTTGTCGGATGGTCATCGTCTGATCCTCGACCTGCGCATGGTTCTTGATCTTGAACAGCAGCAGCGCATTCGCAGTAGCTTCGGTGCCAAGGCGCAAGAAGCTCGCGG